GGCAGTTATAAATGTAACAAACGGTTCTAGTTGTATCCTAGCGATAGGTAACACTTCAGTCACTGGTAGTATCGGTGGAGCAAATTCATTAGAAGTGCCTTTTGTCCAAGACGTTACTGTTAATGCTAGTACTGGTGTAACCAGATACAAAGTATTAGATAGTGCTAGTGAAAAAGCATTTACAACACCAAGCACAAACCAAATCACACTCAACGTTTTAGTTGATGAAGATACATTCTTCGGTGATCAAGCAAACACAGATAATGCTGTTGCGGCAAATGGTTTATTTGGTGTAAGTAATAGCAAAACCAAAGTATTCTTCGAAGTTGGTTTCGAAGGTAGTACAGCAGGTGATAAAACAATCTCAGGAGAAGGTTTTATTTCTGGTTTAGCACCAACAGTAAGCATGGATCAAGCAGTATGGATTACTCCAGTCACTATTGAAGTGGATGGGGACCTAACAGCGGGTACCGTATAAAGAACCTAAAATAGAGTAGCCGCTTCGGCGGCTATTCACTTTAGAGGACAACACATGAAAGAATTACCAAACAAATGGAAAGCATATCTACAAAATGGTGAATGGACAGGTCCAGACCAAATACGTGTAGATGGCAAATGGGTAGATGTTGCACCTTACTTAGGCAAGCAGTCTAAGCCCAAAAAAGTTGAAAAACAAATAAATATAGATATAGTAACGGACAAAGATTATGCAGATTTGGAGCAACCACTCGATAAAGGATATCCTGAAATCGATGGAGATGGAGATAGCGAAAGCTCAGAATGAGATTTCGTGTGCTAAAGGTGATATTGCCAAAGCACAAAGACGTATTGCATTTTGTTTAAGTGCATTACACAATTTACATGATAGAGATATAAAGGAAACAAAGATATGAAATTAGAAAACCTCGCAACAGAACCAAAATTACTCAAAATGGTTTTAGACGATGAATGGATCGTCGAACAATATGAAGAACCAATTGAATTTTGGGCCTACGATAAACAACCACTCGAAAAATTTGTACGTTTTGCAAACGCAAAGCCTGGCAACGAAGATTTCCCTGAATTATTAGCATTTTGCAAAGACTTGATCTTAGATGAGTCTGGCAAGCCAATTATTGACGGAGATAAGGTGTTACCAACCAAAATTATGATGGGTTGCTTAAATAAAGTAGTCGAACAACTGGGAAAGTAACAGGTAGTTCGATAGTAGAGGGTAGCGGTGAGTTGCAAACAGCATTGATGCTGGACTCATTAGGCGAACGGTATGGTATGTTACCTAGTCAAGTGTTACAACTTGGCAACACACTGGATTTATGGGTGTTTGATGTAGCAATAACATATCGCAACTACAAAGCAGATGAGAACAATAAGAAAACAGGTGTAGACAATAAAAATGTTGACAAGAAAGCACTAGAAGAACATTTTAAGAAGGTGAAAGGTAGTGGCCGCAGGAATAAAAATAAACAAACGTGATTTAGCAAGTCTACAAAAAGGCGTTGTGAAAGCCATAGACAATGCTATGGACGACACTTACAAATATTTCAAAGGCATCACACCTAAACGTAGTGGTAACGCAAGGCGTAACACAAAGTATAGAAAGAATCAACGTGAAATCATTGCAGATTATGCATATGGCGAAAGATTAGACAATGGTTGGAGTAAACAGGCTCCAAAAGGCATGACAGAGCCCAGTCTAGATCATTTTGAAAAAGAACTAGACAAGAACTTTCGCAAGTTGAGCAACAATAGAGAATTATAATGGCTAAGAAAATACAAGCAGTATTAGAACTAGATACCAAGAAAGCAGAAGGCGGTGTAAATCGTCTCAAAGGTGCGTTAACAGGTTTAGCCGCTGGTATTGGTGCTAAAGAAATCATTGGTTTAGCAGATCAATTCACAAATCTACAAAACAGAATACGTGCTGTTACTGACACAGAAGCAGAAGCGGCAAGTGCATTCAAGTTAATTCAAAACGTAGCAAAAGACACACGTAGTGATTTGAGTGCTGTGGGTGCATTGTTCTCAGACTTGACCATTGCCACAGAAGAAATGGGTCTAAGTCAACAAGAAGTTGCAGGCATTGCCAGCACGTTCTCAAAAGCACTGAAAATATCTGGTGCTGATGCAAACGCCAGTGCAGGTGCTATTAGACAATTTGGTCAAGCATTGGCAAGTGGTGTTTTACGTGGTGATGAATTCAATAGTATCATGGAAGCCAACCCAACATTCATGCGTAATGTTGCAAAACAACTTGGTGTTACAACTGGTGAATTACGTAAGATGGCAGAAGAAGGTCAACTTACCTCAGATGTACTTGTAGCCGCAACAGATGAAATAGCAGACACAATCGATGCTGACTTTGGCAAAACATTAGCCACAGTAGGCGATGCTTTCACAAATATCAAAAACAATATCATTGCACTGTTAGGTGAAATTGAATCTAGAACAGGTTTATTTGCTGGCATAGCCGCAAGTATAAATCTCATTGCAGAGAATTTGAACTTTGTTGGTGCCGCTATTGCATTTGCATTTGGTAGTGCCGCAGTAGGCGTAATTGCACAAGGTGTAGTGATGTTTAACAGAGTTGCAAAAGCCATACGTGGAGCCGCGGGTGCCGCAGTAATTTTACAAGCAGTTACAGGTGTTGGTTTAGCAAAAGCACTTGGTGGACTTGCCGCAGGTACAGCCGCATTTATGGCAATTGAAGCCACAGCAGACGATGCCACAGAAAGTGTTTCAGACCTAAATGCTGAAATGGGAGATGCACCAGAGCTCGATGAAAATAACACCAGTGCAAAAGAATTAGTAGATAAACGCAAAGAACAAACAGACGAAGAAAAGAAAATCAAAAAAGAACAAGATGAGCAAGTGAGAATACTTGCACGTCAACGTGAAGAATTCAATGCTATCACAGGCGAACTGGCAATACAAAGTCAAGAATTTGCAGATAGTCTAGATTTACAAACACGTTTGCTTACAGCATTAGAAGATGAACAAGCACTCATACAAGGCACTGCTGATATAGAAGCAGATCGTGCAGAAGCATTGCGTGACTTAAATGATCTAACTCTTATAAGTGCAGATGAAAGAGCCACAAAAGAAGCAGAAATCAATGACGAGTATGATGAAAGATTAAGACTGTTAGCAGAACAAGTAGAACTTGAAAATGAAATCACTAGAGCAGTAGAACAACGTGAAAGATTAGCAGGTGCTGTTAATGATATATCAGTACGTATAAGCGATCTCATGTTGCTTGATGCAATGCAAAAAACATTCGACAGTGATGAGCGTGTGAGAATGCAAGAGCGTCATGATCTAGCTCAACAAATTGCTTTAGATGAAATTGCACTAGAAGACAAATATAGAAACATACGTCTTGCAAAAGAAATTGAATTAGGCAGAGAATTAAATGCAACAGAACTTGCTTTCTTAAAAGAAAGATTCGATGAAGAAAAGAAAGAATTAGATGATATCAATGCAATAAGATTGCTAGGACTTACTGATTATCTAAACAAATTAGATGAAGTAAATGAACAAAGTCGATCGTTTGGACAAGGTTTCCAAGAAGCATTTATGCGTCTCAATGATGAATTCACTAACATGGCTGAATTTGGTGGTAGAATAGTAGACACAATGGCACAAGGTTTCACAGACAGCATAATGAACTTTGTAGAAACAGGCAAATTGTCATTCAAAGATTTATTCCAAAGTCTACTTGCTGAGATTGTCAAGATGTTGGCAAACAGAGCATTCTTAGCACTGTTCTCACCTGAGGGTGGTGTGTTTGGTAACTTGTTTGCAGGATTCTTCGAACATGGTGGACAAATACCTCCAGGTAAATTTGGTATTGCTGGTGAAGCAGGACCAGAGCTTGTTAGAGGACCAGCAACAGTTGTTAGCACCAGAGATACAGCACAAATGATGGCAGGTGGTGCACCAGTAACATACAACATCAATGCTGTTGATGCACGTTCATTCCAGCAGTTAGTAGCCGCTGACCCAGAATTTATATACAATGTCACCAGAGCAGGTGCTAGGAGGATGCCAGCACGATGAGCATACAAACAATAGTAGATAACGCAACATATATTACAATCAATAGACGTAAAGTTGCGGCACAAAGTATTTCACGCAGTGGGAGATTGTTAACTGCAGAACTTGCAAGTGCTGTGCCATACAGATTTACTGTAGGCATGCATAGTGGTCTCAAATTTAGTGAGAACAGAGCACTTGTAGAAGAAATAGACAGACTGGATGTAACAGAAGAAGAAACCATTGACATCGGCACAAGTAACACAGGTCTTGTTTATATCACACAATATCAAGGTGATGTGCCAGATGCAGAATTAGCAAGATGTTTATTGGTATCACCAACTGGTACAGATGGTGCTAACTTGCACATCAACACAAACGCAACATTGTTTAGCACATACAGTTATTTGTTTAAGAAAGGTGATTATGTACAACCAGGCGATGGTTATAGATATGTGTATACAGTAACAGAAGATGTACCATTTAGTCAAAGCCCAGATATCACAGTACCATGTCACAGAAACATTATACCACAAGATAGTTATTCATTTACAAACAATGGTTTTGGTGTAGGTGCTAACTGTGATTTTCGTGTTAAAATGATTTCAAAGCCAAGTTATAACGTTGAGCCATATGATATACTAACGTTCAACAGCGAATTTGAATTGATAGAGAACATTAGAAAAGAGGATACATAATGGCAAGAACCATTACGCCTGTACAGGGCAACTCTATAGAACATTGCTTGTTGATAGACCTCACACTTGATGGCACTACATACTACATAAGCAATGCTTATAAAGCTCTCACATACAATTCAAACAGTTACACAGAATGTGGTGCATTTTTAACTATTGGCGAAATACAAGAAGATATCAAAACCACAAATGGTGACTTGCAAATTGGTCTCACAGGCATACCTAGCAATGCTGATTACATGAACGCAGTGTTAACAACACCAATCAAAGGTGGTGTTGTAAAAGTGTACAGAGCATTCTTAACAGATGGTGAAATTGTTAGTGCAAATGTGTATCAACGTTTTAGTGGTATCATTACCAACTTCAATATATCAGAAGAACAAGACATAGTAAGCGGTGAAAGAACAAATTCAATTGCAGTAAGCACTGCAAGTATAAACACC